TCTGCCGCTCCTGTTGATCCTCAGCGGAGCCGAACTGCTGGAGCGCCTGAGGGATCGCTGAGGAGCCCAATGCCTGGGCCAATTGGTTCGCCTTCAATCCAGCCGTGTCATCCAGGTGCGCCCGGACTGGCTGGAAGGCAATTGGGTTTACTTGTTCCATGCCCTGGACGCCAGGGTCATAGTTCACTTGTCCACGCATGGGGCCTCCTTATGAGCCATTAGGGGTGACGGTGGTTGAGCCGGAGTTGGCCCGGAGTTGGGTGCTGTAGGCCCCGAGAGCGCTGGAGCCGAGGCGGCTGGCCGCTTCCAGGTAGTTCGGGGAGTCCACAGAGCGGAGGGAGTTGAGCGCGCTTTGGGTGCCGTAGTAGTTGTTCTGTAGCTGGGTGTTGTTGTTCGCTACGGTCGTGCTGTAGTTCTGCTCTACGGATTGGTTGTAGTTGTCGCGCTGAGCCGAGAGGTCGGCCAGGAGCGCATCCACAGAGTTGCCCTCTACGCCCGCTTCACTCGCCTGGGCGCGCGCGGTGGACATAGCCGCTCGGGCCTTGAGGTTGTTCTGGTATTCCTGCTGAGAGGCAGACTGGCGGGCTTGCTCGTTCGCATACCCGGTCTGCGCTTGGTTGTCCTGAAACGCCTTCAAGTCGTTCTCGGACTGCTGCTCTTCATAGGCTGCGGTCGATTTCGCTTGCTGGTTCTGCTGGACCACGGACGCGGTGGTGCCAGCCGCTGCGATGGCCGTTGCGGCCCACGCTGCTGCTACGATGGTACACATGGGAATTGGACCTTCTGGAATTCCTGGAAAGCTTCGCCATCGGGGCCAAAGGGTTCCGGGTCGCAGAACTCAAAGCCCAGCCAGCGGAGCCACAGGAGATGAACAGGGTTGCCCGTCCACGCCCGGTTCATGAGGACCGGACGGAGTTCGTGCATTTGGTTGATGTAGTCCCGGCAGTGGGCCAGGAATGTCTTGCGGGCTTGCGGAAGCTCAGGGGAAGCGAGCATCCAGGGAGCGCCGACCATATCTGTCAGCGGAGCCACACCGAAGATGGCGACCACACGCCCATGAACCAGGAAGGTCCAAGTGCGCAGGGAATCCATCTGCCCAAGGAGCAATGCTTCCAGGGGTTGCAGGCGGGAGGACTTCCAGATTTCGTCCCGGTCCTCCTCCCGCATGTTGGCGGCCAGCTCATGGCAGTGTGTCGGTGTCGTCTCAAGTACCCACGCGACCTCAGACAGCCTGGCTGCGTTTGACAAAGAAGCCCTCCCAGTCCGCGCTCAGGAAGGCCGAAGGCATCGGAGAGTCGTTCTGAATAACGATGGTGGCGTCCGTGTTCTGCGTCATGATGGGGAACGTAAACTTGCCGGTGCTTAGCTCTGCCTGTCCTAATGTGGCGCTTGGGGTGCCCAGTACCTTGCCCGAGTAGGTATAGGTGTAAGTGTCCCGGTAACGTGGCGTCACCTTCACCTGGAAGTACCCGGTGCTGGCAAAGTTCACGGACGCCTTGCGAAGCTGGAGGCGGCCTTCGGTGTCGCTCTTGGTGCCCCCGCCTGCGCTTTGGGTCTTCACGGTGATGGTGCTTAGCTGGAAGCTGAACACGTACCGCCGACCGACGATAAGGTCCGAGGAGGTGTAATTCCCCTTCACCTTCGCTGTTGTCCCATCCCACACAATTTCAGCGACCACGCCAGGCTTGAGGGTCTGCCCGGTGGCGGTCACGGCCATGTACGTGCCGTCATCCAAAGCCCACGAATGCGGGATGGTGGTGTAGCCGTCCGCGTAACTCAGGGTGTCTTTCGTGACGTATTGCTTTCGGTCCAGGTGAACCAGATACGGCTCATTGGTGCCCAGGCTGTCCGTGGCTACAGTGAGCTTTTCGAAGTACAAGCCATCGGCGCGGTTGATCGCCAGGAACACTTCGGAGTCCAGGAACTCCGCGCTCAGGATGGTATCGGTGTCCGGGAAGGTCCACTTGCTCCAGGAGCTTTGCACCTTCGTGTCACCGTCCCAGTAGAACTTGTACACGTAGATGGAATGGCGGTCCCCGGTCGTGAGAACGCACAACATATCCTCAGAACTGGATGAGGCAATCTTGAACACGCCCGAAGGAATGTACTGGGGAACATGCGAAGCCACGTCCGTGGAGTCGTTGGAGACATCGTTGGTGTCCGTGAAGTATTCCCGGATGGCCGTCCAGTTCTCCCGGTCAGAGGCGAAGTACACGTTCTTGCCCACGGATTGAGGAGTGGTCAAGGCGTTGCACACGAACTCCGTGGACGGCTTGATGGAGATGGTTTTGGGCGTGAGGGTGTCCCCGTTGTCGATCAGGAATTGGACCTCATCGGAGAACAGCAGGAGTTGCTTGTTGAACGACACCGCGTGCTTGAGGATCGCGACTTTGGTGTACGTGCTGGACACGTCGATAGGATCGCTGTCCAGAAGCTCCGTCACAGTGGTGCGGTAGAAGTTCCAGTATTTCCCCGACTCCGAGAAAATCACGGCCTCATCGGCAAGGAATCCCAGGCGGTTCCGGTAGAAGACAACATCGTTGATTGTCCGTCCCACAAAGGACGGGTCTTCGTTGGTGTCCGCATCGCCTGCCACTCTGTCCGTCCAGGTGGCTGCCTGGAAGGTGAAGGTGCCGTCCGCGTTACGGACCAGCGTGTGCGGCATGGTTGAGCTGTCCAGGCCCAGTGCCACACCAGGGCCGACACACTCACGCCACACGCCAGTGCTGTCAGTACCGACATCGTAGTAGACGTAGTAGTCGTCCGAAGAATCGCCAGGGTCGCCGGTAATTTCGAACAGGCAGCCACCGGCCTGGGTGCAGTTGGAAGGCAGCGTGGAGAACGACTGGACTACCTTCTTGTACGCCTTCATGGCGTTGTTGTTGAAACCATCGTAACAGTCGATGGTGAAGTCCGCGGTGCTGGTGATGTACAGACAGGAGCCCGCACGCACGCATGTAAAGCCCGCGCTTTGGATGCCCGCCACCAGCTCCGTGGCGATGTAGTCCGTGGAGGCCAGGGAGGTTTTCGTGGCATCGGACCCATCTGGGGTCGCGTATGTAGCCACGGTCACGCCGTTGAGGATGACCCCGTAGGTGCGCCCGTAGTTACCCTGGATGACACTGATGAGTGCCTCGGGCCCACGGGTGGCACTCACGGCTGCACGGTTCGCCACGGTGATGGCCTTGTTCACGATGAAGGTGTAGTCCGCCACGGTGATCGCGGTGAAGTCGCTTGCCGGGTCGCTTGCGGCCAGGTAGCTGGTTCCATCCGGGAAAGACACCGTGCGCTCAGTGCCGTCTACGGCAAATACACGGAGTCCGCCGTTGGTGATCGCCACTTGGTAGCGCTCGCTGGCATCGCGGTTGATGGTGTGGACGAATGCCGACTCCAATGGGGAGGCTGTCACTTGGGCCAGGTGGGTGGTTGGGGGGCGCTTCATCAGTCCCTCAGAGACGGTCGAGATGCCGTTCTCTTGGGCGTCCAGTTGGGACGACAGACGGAGGGTGAATGGTTGCTGTGAGACGCCATTAACGAAGTTCGGGATGGAAGATGAGATTAAGGACATAGGCTATCGGTCAAGTACCCGCATGATGGAGTAGTTGCCGGTCAGCACGTTGTAACCCCCGGTCTCCGAGTCGTACTTGCGAATGGCGACCAGGGCCCGCGTTTCGTCTTTCTCGGTGAAGCCGTTGAGGACATCGGAGCCCACATTCCGCTGCTGGAACACTCGGGCGGCCCGGACGGTGATGTAGTGCCGCACCGATTGTGGAAGCTCGGAGAAGTCCAGGAGAACGACCATATCCACGGTGATCGAGGAGCCGAACTCATACGTGTGGTTCTGGCGGTCGTAAATGCGCGTGCCCCGGAGAGTGATGTCCAGGGTGGCGCTCTTGCCGCTAGGTGTGACCTCCAGGCAGTTGCCGGGGACGGTGATGTACTTCGTGAGGAGAGCCGGAGTCAGCTTGTAGTTGCGCTCAGTGTTGAACTGCCATCCAGGCGATTGCACGTCGATGGTGACTTCGCGGAGGACTGAGCGGGCGATGGCGGCATCCGCTACGGGAAGGCCATCATCCAGGGAGTTGACTGGCGACTCGCCAATGG